CACCGTCCACTTGCCCCCGGTGACCTGGGTGACGACGAGGACCTGCGGGCTGAGGCCCGTGTAGTCGATGCCCTTGCCGGTCAGGGGGACCTTGGTGGTTCCTGCGGCAGCCCCGGTAGTCGTGGCAACGACCTTCAGCCGGCGGTCGAGGTGGACACCCCATGAGAGGGGTGCGTCAGCGAAGCGGGCGGCGAAGTCGATCTTCTCGAGGTAGGTCTTGGACGACCGGGTGACCACGACGTAGAGGGTCTGGTCGAACCACTCCATGCCCTGCACCACGGCACCCGTGCCGATGTCCCACTTGCTCCAGGCGGACTGGATCTTCTCGTTCCCGTTGACGAACCACTTGTAGTTGTAGAAGCCCGTGGAGGTCCGCAGGAACCCGGTGCCGTCGTGGGTGGAGATGGCGATCTGCCTCGGGGTTCCCTCGAGGTATGCGGGCACGTTGGCCGTGATGTCGATGCCCTCGTACTTCTCGTCCATCGAGGTGCGGACGTACTCCCGGATGCCCGAGTAGGAACCTCGGCGCTGCACGAAGAGCATCGAGCGTCCCGATGGCTCCGGGCGGCACAGGTCGGATGCGTTCTCGTACTCGGTGGTCGGGAGGACCTCGACGGTCTCCGGGGTGAGTGCGAGGCCCGTGCCGGAACCGAGGCTGAACTGTGTCAGCGTCGAGAACAGGATCAGGCGCTCGTCCCAGGGGATCGCCGCCTCGAGCGAGGCTGCCTTGGAGTGGCCCACGGACACGTCGATGGGGTCCGAGGGGAGGACCATCGTGGTGGAGGTCCGGAAGAAGTTGAAGTACTGCCCTGCCTCGCTCAGGATGACCTTGTCGTCAGCGATGAACCCAAGGCGGTTCCGGAAGAGGAACACGTCCTTGATCTTACGCCCGACGAAGGACGGCTCCGGGGCAGTCGTGGCATCCCCGGCGGTCCTGATGTCCCATGCGGGCTTGTAGCAGGCGAAGTTGCCGTCCGACCTGCGGACGAGGACGTAGGGCATCTTGTCGGCATCGAGGGTGGTCTTGGTGTTGAACCCGACCGTCTCCTCCCAGATGCCCGTGCCGCCCACGCCGTCGTTGGCGGTGAACTTGACGAAGTAGCCGAATGCCTCGGGATCCTCGACGTCTGCCGCGATCTCGATCTTGAAGCCGTGCTTGGCCTGTTTCGGAAGATCCGCAAGACGACCGACCCTGCCCTTGGCGCAGACCATGTAGGTGCTGCCGACCGTGTCGGAGACCTTGAGCGTGAAGGTGATCGCCGGGGTCTCGACGGCCTGGCTCAGGTGGATCACGGATCCGTAGACGGTTGCCGTGATCTTGTGGGCGTTGGCCGGAGCGGCGGGGTTGGTCCCGTTGTTGATCTTGGAGGCAAGGTCAGCGGCGATTGCCTCGGTGCTCAGGGTCCCCGTACCGCTGGTCGTGTGGGTGTAGGTGAAGGTGTCCGGGCCCTCCTTGATCGTCACCGTGTAGGTCACGTTGTACGCGGCCTGGATGATCGTGATGAGGGCTTCTTGGGTGATGGCGTCCGAGGTAGTCCCTGTCGCCGATGACATGGCGACAGCGGTGTTCCGGTTCACTAGGAAGGTGAAGTCGGCAACCGTGATGGCACGGATGTCCGCAGGGGTGCTCAGGTAGGTGGGCACCGTGAACGAAGTGGTGCCCGTGAGGGCGTTGTAGACGTTCTTCTCCACCCCGTCGAGGGTGAACACCTTCAGGCTGTTGTTGGTCAGCCGGACGACGTACCGCTCCACCGAGTCCCGGTTGATGAAGTGGACGAACTGGGTGTCTGCGTTGGCCGCAAGCTGGGCGACATGGTTCGTCGGGGGCCTCTTGGTCAGCCCATCGGTCAGCGAGGGGTAGCCGTTGACCTGCTCCTGGAGCTGCGAGGGGAGCCGCATCTGCGGGGGCTGCTGGGAGACCCCCTGGATGAGGTTCGATACCGGGATGGATACGAGCATCAGGCGAATCGGCGGAGGTTGTAGGCGACGTCCTGGTTGTTGAAGATGTTGTAATCGGCCTGCTCCGACTCGAACTCACGGAGGGTCATCCAAGCCTGCATCTCGTCGCGCTCCGTGAATGCCACGGCCTTCTCGCTGGTGACCATGCGGGCAGCCAGGGTCCTGCCTGCACGGATCATGCAGTACCTCCGGGCAGCCTCGGGCATCTCGTCCCAGTCGAGGAGGACCACGGCCTCGAGCTCCGTGACGGTCTCCGTGAAGGTGTCGGTCTCGTTCTCGCGGTCGTAGAGCCAGCCACCCTTGCGGGCAAGGTCCTTGGTCGGGTGATCCACGCGGACCCATGTGGCAGGCACGGCGATCTTGTTGGTGACGTCTGGCTGGAGCGACTGCTTCTTGAGGGTGTTCCAAGACCACGACCGGGTCATCAGGTCACGGCAGACCTCGTCGAGGATGAGCTGGGCGATGGCGACGTCTGCGGTCGCCGCATCCGTGAGGTTGGACACGGGCGATTCCCCGATGCAGGTGAGCATCGTGTTGACCGCCTGGAGCCGTGAGGTTTCGATCATGGTGTTCCTAGATAGCCCCCCGGGGGACGAACCCCCGGGAGGCCGGGAGGAGGGAAGGAGGAATCCACCTGCCCGGGTTTCCCCGGACAGGCGGTGATTGGTTAGGTAGTCAGGCCGCTATCAGGCGGTCCACTTGAACCCGATGGCGCACTCCGGACGGAGGACGCCGAAGCCGGCCATGATCTTCGAGACGCAGAGGGTGCCCTGGTACTCGATCTTGCGCTCCATCTCGGTCGAGACGTCGAGCTTCTTGAGCACACCGACCGCGTCCGCGTGGCCGCAGACACCCCAGTAGTCGATGTTCGCCGCACCGAGACCGTAGCCCACACCGTCGCCGCCGAACACGTCGTTGGCGATGTTGGTGTTGGCGTACAGGGCATCGGACGACTCGCTGCCGACGTCACGGGGGAACAGGTTGCTCTTGAGCACCTTGAACCCGGCGATCTCGATACCGGAGGCCGTGCCCTTGGACACGTCGCCGGCACCCGATCCGTAGTCGCTCGAGAAGCGAACGGCGCGGTCAGCCGCGGCGGCCATGATGGCACCGTACTGCTCGGGACGCAGGATGCAGAAACGGCCCTGCTCCGGGACATCCTTGTTGTCGAGCTTCTCCTGGGCGGAGAACAGCGAATCGACGATCTGGGCACCCGTCACCGAGCCGGCGGTGCCGGTGGTGATGGTCTCGCCAGCCAGGGCCGTGTTGTTGCCCGAGGTGTTCGAGATCGGGTTCGTGGACCGGCTTGCGGCGATCATCGTACGCATCGCCATGCCGTCCATCGCACGGGCCAGCGAGTAGCCGAGCTCGGTGGCGATGGGACCACGGACGTCCCAATGGTTCATCAGCTCGTCGACGTCATGGATCAGCGTGTTCGCCGTCAGCATGTTGTCGAGGTTGATGACCCGCTCACCGAACTTGAAGTCGCTCAGGTAGCCCGAGTCGGCCTCGAGGATGTTCTGGCCGGGCGTGTGCCACTTGGCGGTCGCCTTACCGTAGATCGGGAACGTGGCGGACTTGCCGACCGCGATGGTGCGGCTGCGGAGGAGGGGCGTGAGGACGAGCTTGGTCTCGTAGTTGGAGAGGACCTCGCCGCTGAACACCTTGAGAAACAGCTCGCGCTTGTCGGCACCGGCGTTGTTCGCGCCCTGCCGGCTCCCTGTGAAGTCAAATTCATTAGCCATTGTGATGGCTCCTTGTGTCGTGAATGCGTTGGCAGTACGGGTCAGCCCGTGTGACCGCCGGCATCGACGCGAGGGTGTCCCCCGCAGGGGGCCTCAGCGGATGCGGGTTGTCTGTCCCCGGACCTCATCCACCATGTCCTGCCGGAACATGGGGGAAGCGTTGAATCACCGACCCCGGGTTTCCCCGGAGCCGGCCTTGGTTGTCTTGTCGAAACTGTCCTTTACAGACGGACAGTTGTTCTGGAAACCGGACTTTTCAGAAGTTCAGCTTCTTGCTCTTGCACAGCCAGTAGCCGATCACGGCACCTGCGAACAGGATCCCGGCGGCAAGCACGATGTCGTTCAGCATCACTTCATCTCCTTCTGAGCCTCTTGGAAGGCTTTGTCCCAGAGTGGATCGGAGGCCCTCTTGGCCGCCACCCACTCACGGATGGTCTCTGGCTTCTGTTCAGACATGACGGACGCGGCCAGGGTCGCGTCAGCCTTGGTCTTCCTCGGGATCCACCCGATGACCGCCTTGATCCCGGAACCGATCCCGGTCTGGGCCAGGATCACCACCACGGCCACCAGCACCGCAGCGATGGCTCCCCACTTGAGGAGGTCCATCAGGTCCGAGGGCTTGTTCTGGACGTTGGGGAGTTCCTTGTGGATCCCTGCGGCCAGCTCATCGATCCTCGAGGCACCCTTGACCACCACCGGGTCACCGACCTCGACACCGTGGACGGAGAGCGCCTGGGCCTCCTCGCGGATGGCGTTGGTGTTGACCGCGATCCGCTGCACCGGGTTGCACCCGGCCAGCAGGAGGGCCGCGAGGACGACGTGGCGCATCAGTCGTTGACGAACCGGCTCATCGCCATCTTCCTGGCGACCTCCTGCCGGAAGGCCGCATCCGTCTTGTACTTGGGGTCGCTCATGGCGGCCACCATCTCCGCCTTGGATCGGAACCCGACTTGGGCACCCGTGGGCTTGCCCTCGATGCGCGAGGGATTCCGGTTCTCCGCCTCGTACCGGGCCGCGAGGTTCTTCACGGCGAACGTGGCGGTCTTGAGGTCACCCGAAGCCATGAGGCCGTTGAACGCCTCCTGCTCCTCGGCGGGGAGTGCCGTGGCGGCCCACTCGAGGACCTTCGTGAATCCCTCGCGCCCGCCGACCTTCTCGTAGACGGTCTCGGCCTGCTTCTCGGCAACCGCCCGCTGGCCCTCGATGTAGGCATCGACCACGGCCTTGCCGAAGCCCATGTCCTGGAGGGCCTTGTAGGACGCATCGGAGAGCTGGCCGTCCTTGCGGTACTCCTGGACGTAGTTGTCGAGGGCCTCGGGACCGATCACCTTGGAGGCATCCTCCTTGGCCTTGGACGCCTGCTCCTCGGAAGGCTTCTCGCCGCCGAGCTTCTTCTGGAGCTCGAGGTACGCCTTCTCGAGTTCCTTGGCATCCTTGAACTTGCCGGCAAGCGGGGCGGGAGACTCCGGGGCAGCCTGTTCCTCGGAAGGAGAGGTTGCGTTTCCGAAGTCCCCCGCGGGCTCGTTGGCCGAAGCCGCTTGCTTCTCTGCCGCCTCTGCGCGGGCGAGATACGCCGCGTCATTGGGGCCGACTGATTGATCCGTTGCGAACGAAGGCGTCGATTCAGGCATTCACCATTGCTCCTTGTCCCTGTTGGTCCATTCCCTGTGCCATGAGCTTGGCACCGCCCTGAACGACGGACGGCCCGAGCTTCTCCATCATTGCCATCTGCTGCATCTGCTGCTGCTCCGCTTGGAGCTGCTCCTGGCTCTTCACCAGCCCGTTGAGGTCCAGCCCGAGGCTCGACGCACGGCGAGTCAGGTAGCCCTGCACGTCGAGGTACTGGGCGATGGCCTGCGGTCCGAGGCTGTCCCGGATGCCGGCGAGGAAGAAGTCGAGCTTCTGGAGGTCCTGCCCGCGACCGAGGGCGTCGAGGCCCGTCACGATGATCGGACGCACGATCCCCTTGGGGAGCTTGCGGAGCTTCTTCCGCTTGAGCATCGAGGTCAGCACCAGGTTCACCAGAGGGAGGCTCAGTTCCTCGCTCAGGGTGGCGAAGACCCCACCGAGGCTGGCCTCGAGTTCCGAGATCATCGCCCGGATCTCCGTGGCCGTCACCCGCTCACCCGGGCGCTGGACCGAGGTGTTCAGGAGGAACGCGAAGCCGATGCGCTCCTTGATCCCGTTCATGGTCTCGAGGGCAACCCGGAAGTCCTGGTACTTCTCCACCTGGAGAACCGAGACGTCCTCGGCCACCCCGTCCCGGATGGCACCGTTGGGGGCATCCTGGAGGGTCCGTGCCGAGGTCAGCCCGTTGGGGTTCACCAGGAACAGCATCCGGCTGGCCGCGAGGCTTGCCTCGACGATGCTCCGGGTGAGGCTCTCGAGGCTCATCAGGTCACCGAGGTACTCCTCGACCAGGCCACGTCCGTAGTCCTCGCCGCTCACCCGGTTCCAGCGGAGGATGATGTAGGGGAGGTCCTCGTCCTTGTAGGACGTCCGGGATCCCTCCACTTCCTTGCCGCAGACCTCCTGCCATGAGTCGAAGCCCGAGGCCCCACGCTGGACGACCGTGAAGACGTCAACCTCGCGCTCCCCGTCCCCATGCTCCATGTAGACGGCATCCTTGAGGTCCTGCGGGAGAGCGTCGGTTGAGACGCATTCCTTGGTCACCAGGGTCAGGAGGTTGTCCGAGGAGTCCCGCTCGACCACGAAGGACTCAAGGCCCCGGAACTTCCACTTCCCCTTTGGGGTCAGTTCCAGCAGCCCGTTCCCCGAGATGAGGAGGTGACGCATGGCCTCGTACAGCACCGGACGCAGCCGCATCCCCTCGATCTCGTCCATCATCTCCTTCTCCATCTCGGAGAAGGCGTAGTCGAGCTCGTTGAGGAGCTGGGTCGCCTGGGCCTGCCGGACCGTCTCCCGGTTGAGGGTGAACCGGAAGAACGGGGTGTTGGGAGGCAGCAGCGACAGCAGCAGCTTGGCCGCGAGGTTGTTCACCCCACGGGCCCCGAGGCTGTTGTAGGGGGTCGGGAGGGCCGTCACCGGACCAGCCCCGTCCGGGGGGTAGGTGAACGGAAGCGTCAGTTCCGCGCAGCGTCGGGCACGGTCAACGTAGGACGTCCGCCCGCCGTCAAGGCGGTTCCAAAGCTGCTTGGCTGGATACATTCAGGATCCGGACCCGGGGATCTGGGCACCCGACTGCATCGAGCCCATCGGGATGGTCAGGAGGTTCAGGCCGTACTGCCCGGAACGCCGCTTCTGGCGGGCTGAGAGGGGAGCCGAAGCCGCTTCGGCCATCTTCACGGGAGCCGGCGGGGGAGGTGCCGGGGGCGGCGGGGCCGGGATGCTAGGGCTGCACACGATTGGGTTTCTCCTGCTGTTCTTTGACGATTCGTTCGAGGTACTGGACGACGCTCCAGGCCCCGAGGCGGTGCCAGATGTGACGATCCCCGTCCTCAAGTCGAGGAACGGGGACCGGGAAGCGCCTCTTCAGGGCTCCCACCAGGGCTGGCGGGATCAACGGGATGTCGTCGTCAGGCTGCATTGCTGTCCATAGGTGCCTGTTTGACCTCCCCGAGGTCGTCCAAGGACCGCGGCAGAGACCCCTCCTTGATGCGGTCGAGGGTCCAGAGGTAGGCCGCGAGGTTCCACCGGCAGGCGAGGAGATGAGGCTCGTCCCGGTGGCCCATCATGTACTTGGCAAGGTGGCGGCAGGCCGAATCGAGGTAGCGGGACAGGGGTTGCCCCTTCTCCCAATTCCGGTCTCCGTACTTCTTAGCGCCGAGCTCGATGTACCTGGCGTCAGCCCAGATGACCTCCCAAGGGAGAAGGTCGAACCGACCCTTCCCGTCCCGGGTGTCACGGCGGCTGCCCGTGTCCCAGGTCTGCCGGGCACCCGAGTCCTTCAGCGTCATTCCGTCCTGGTGGTGCTCTGTCACTTGCAGTCCCCCTTGAACAAGGGAAGAATCGCCTCTAGGGTCGCGGTGCCCATACGGTTCACGCTTGTCTCGGTGGTCGGTCATGCGAGACTCCTTGCAATCATCGGTCGCACAATCGCAATACTCCGGATGTCAGTTCCATTCTTGTG